ACCTACATAAACCACAAAGTTGATCCGTTCTTCAAGCCTTCAACCAACATAAATAACATCTCTTTCTTTGAGCCCAACCTCAACATCGTAAAGTCTTGCATGATTCCTTGCATCATAGCTGAAGACCTTTACAACAGAAAGCCAGAGTTGATAAACGACATCTACAACTTTGGGTCTCTCAAACTCGCAGAGCACAAAACCTTCCTCTCGATGGTAAGTAAATTAAACATCAAGAGAGATAAGAAGATCTCTTTTGAAGGTCGCTATAAGTTGGTCTGGGCTCTGCATAAGCAGTTTGCAGGAACAATCGTCAGTCATCACTGGATGAATGGATTGAATTACTTACAACTTGAGGCTATGTACTTTGGAACACCCATCGTCCACAACTCCGAGTTCTTCAAAGAGCACGGCTACTACTATCCAGAGTGGGATGCTAAAGAGGGTTCTCGACAGCTACAGCGTGCGATCGAGACGCACAAGGAAACCTACCTCAGTCAGCGAGAGAGAGATAGAGAAAAGCTATGGGAGTTTCACCCCGACAATCCCAAGAACATCCAGGGCTATGTTGATCTAATTGAGAATGCTCTTGCGAAGCATTTGAAGAAATAAGTAAACAAAACTAGTTATTGAGAAAAAGGATTATAAATGGCTTATAACATTTTAAAAGACGATGTTGAATTTAGTGGCGTAAATCTCGGAAACATCGAGGACATGATAAACGATCACGCTGATCAGACAGTCGGAGGCACCAAGACATTCTCCAACATGGTCACAGCTTCAGCCGGCATGTCTGCCTCTGTTTATTACGGAGACGGAACCAACTTGTCGGGAATCAGCGCTTCTCCCGGCGGTGCCGATGGGTCAGTGCAATTCAACACCTCAAGCACCCTAGGTGGTAATGGAAATTTTACCTATGACGGCACAAATGTAACAATCGTGGGCGCACTATCTGCTTCCTTCCTTTCAGGTTCGGGACAGAACATCTACAACCTGACTCCCGCTAACATTAACGGAACCCTAAACGCAAGTCAAATAAACCTTGGTCAAGGGCTAGAGGATGACTCTAATAACATAAGAGTGAAATTAGATAGTGACCCAGGACTCTCCAGAGCCAACTCAGGAATTAAGGTTGCTGCCTCTGGTCTTGCAGATGCAGGAGCCTTGAATAATACTGACTTATTCATAGTCGATCAGAGCGGCAACAAGAAAGCCACCGCCCTACAAATTTATAATTACATTGATGGAAAGATTACAATTCCAGTAGTGGCTGGAGCCGATGAACAGATTCAGTTTAACGATTCTGGCGATCTCGGAGCTTCTTCTAATTTAACTTTTAATTCTACCACCAACACATTAACAACAACGCAAATTTCAGCATCGTCTCATGTTTCATCGTCAATTTATTACGGTAGTGGGCTAGGCTTAACTGGTGTAAGCAAGATCGGCTTTAATTCCTTTACAGCTAGTTTTAATGTAACCCCACAACAGAGCATTGCTGCGATTAGCACATCTGGCTCTGTCGTCACAGCATCTCTGAGTGCAGCTAGCAATTATGACGTAGCACAAGCCATTACGTTCAAGGACATAGCAGGAAGCGCTTCAGCCAACAATCTTGTTATAGAACCATCTGGATCTCAAACAATCGATGGAAGCAACAATGGAGTCAAGATAGAATTAGATTATGGCTCGGTAACAATCGCTTCAGATGGCGTGTCCTCCTTTTACATAATAGGGACAAACTAATGTCAAATCTCAGTTTAGTAAATGGCACCTGGGTTCTTGGACAGGCTGCCGGCTTTCCAGATTGGCGTGTCGTTAACCTAAGCGATGGAACTTGGTCAAGCAGCGACCCTGGCGGAAATGCACGAACCTCTGGGGTTGTCACTTCGGGCACCGAGACAACCGTAACTTGGAACGCTTTTACTGCTGGCTCTAGTGATTCTGTTGATGGATCGACCTTTGATGGATTACGCTATTACACACCTCTTACTTATGCAGACGGAACTGCGGTACAAGTTGCCGATGCCGGAGCTACGATTGAAATGTGGGTAGACACCCCTAGAGTAATAGGCTCAGCGAGGACTCAATTTTCTCTTGGGATCTCTGAGGATCCAACCAACACTAGCAACAACACGAGTAAAATGAGTGGATTATATTGGTCATCAGACCAGACTAATAGTTATAATTACATAGGACAGATCAGAACCAGCGCCAGTCCCCTTACTGTTTTTAACACAGATAATCAATACGGCTATGGGCGCTGTGGTTTGGTTAAGGGAAATGGAGGCTACGCAACCGGCTGGGCTATCAAGACAGATGGAACTGAATCTGGAATCAACCAAAGAGCTTTGGTAGATTACACTGGGACACTTTACATGCAGATTAATATAGGTGCTCCCTCAACGCGCGTCATAAGCAGCGGTCAGACAAATGTTTGGTCTGCTTTTTATCGAGTTTTGAAGACTCCCATAGGACCAGAAGGAAATAGACCATGACAATAAACAATAAGAACATAGAAAAATCTGAAGCGATTAGTGAAAGTGAAGAAGTGCTACTCGTCAGAACAGAGTGGAACAAAGCAGTCTGGGATAGCGTGAAAGCTGAAATTCTAGAGCGAATCTCCAATGGGCAGACTCCAGTTTTAGAAACACACTTACAGCAGTTGGGTCTATTTGAAGTTGTTGAGTTCCTAGCAACAGAATAGATAGCATAAAATCTGCTCTATTGATGTCGTTTAGTTAAAAACGATGTCTTTTACTAGTTACAGTTACTATTTAATTTGAAAACCATCATCATAGGAGTTTTTGTTAATGTCCTCGTTATTAGAACAAGCAATCGTAGACGCCAAGGCGCTGAAGGAAGCCGCAATGAAAAATGCGGAAGCCACAATCATAGACAAGTATTCAGAAGAAGTCAAGTCAACCCTCAACCAGCTATTAGAGCAGGATGAGCTTGAAGCCCTTCTCGGTGGAGAAGACGCACCTTCTCCCGACGCCGAAGCCGCAATGGACGAAGAAGTCGAGAAAGACGAAATCGCTGAGGGCGTCCCTGATGCCTTTACAGAAGATGTCGCAGAACTAGGTGGAGTAAACGAGGGCGACGACGCCCAAGTAACAATCGACTTTGCAGAGCTTGCTGAAGCTCTCAAGGAACTTCGCGAAGGCGTTGAAGAAGAAGAGACTCTAGACGAGGAAGAAGAGAAAGAAGAAGAGCCAATGGATGAAGAGTTGGAACTTGATGAAGACTCCATTATGGAAATGGTTGCTTCTATGCTCTCCAATGATCCTTCTGCCGCAGAAGAAGAGGCTGACGCCGATCAGATGCAAATGGCTGGTCTTGAAGAAGCCGAAGAGGAAGAAGAAGTTATGGAAGAGGGTGAAGACGAAGAGCTTTACGAAGAACTCTCCGACGCTCTCCTTGACGCAATCGTAGAAAAACTTACCGTAGACATGGGTGCTTCGCTCTCTGGTTGGGCAGGTCGTTCCTCTGAGGACACTAAACACCAGATGGAGCTTGAGTTGGCGAAACGCCGCAGCACCGACATGGAAGAAGAACTAGATGCGCTAAAGCAAGCGCAAGAAGAACTAGTCTTCGAGAACAAGAAATTAAAAGAAACACTTTCCAACTACCAACAGGTAGTAGGATCCCTTAAGGAGAATGTGCAGGATGTAAATCTTAGTAATGCACGACTCCTTTACACCAACCGCACGCTAGGAAATACCTCCCTGAATGAGCGACAAAAACAAACAATTGTCGAAGCGATTTCTAAAGCTGGTTCGGTTGAGGAAGCAAGGACAATCCACGAGACACTTCAAAGCACAGTGTCGGCTGCTCCTAAGAGCAGACCACAATCACTAAGCGAAGCTATCAACCGTCCAACTTCCATTATCCGTGCATCTCGTAAGGAAGAGCCAAAGGCTGATCCGTTTACAACGAGAATGCGTAAACTAGCAGGTATCAATTAAATCAAATTTAAGGAGGATTTATAATTATGTCTAGTATTGTACAAAGACTCACCGAGGGTGTAGTCAACCGTGATATGCGTGCCGAGTCCCACGCTCTTCTATCTAAGTGGAAGAAAACTGGTCTTCTAGAGGGCATCGAGACTGAGCGCAAGCAAAACTCTATGGCTCGTCTACTTGAGAACCAAGCCAAGGAGCTTCTCCGTGAGGCTAACACCATGGCTGGTGGTGATGTCGAAGGCTTTGCTGCCGTCGCCTTCCCGATCGTTCGCCGCGTCTTCGCTGGTCTTATCGCCAACGATCTCGTCAGCGTTCAGCCCATGAGCCTCCCCTCTGGTCTCATCTTCTTCCTCGACTTCACCTTCTCTGGTGATCTTGGAAACGGAACCCCCCAGACCGATCGCTTCGGCAACATCCCCGGTGATTCTATCTACGGCACCGACCGAGTTGGTTCACAGATCACTGGTGGCGTCAACCTAGTTGGCGCGCAGGGTCAGGATCTATCTGGTCCTCGCTCTTCTGCTCGTGGTTATGCTTACGCAAGCCCCACTGCTTCTGTTACTACTACTGCCGCCACTATTGAAGCCGAGTTCGACCTTGATGGTTCAGAAACCAATGCTCAGCTAAAGCTCATTGATTTCGATCCTGATCTTCTTGCTCTTTCTGGTTCTGGCTTCAAGGCACTCGTTATTGATGCCCAGAAAAGTGACTACACCGCCGCTCTATCAGACTTCAACAACCTGTCTGCTTTTGAGATTGGTGGTGCTGCTCTAAACACTGCCCTTTCTGGTGCGGCTGGTACTGACACCGATTCTACCTACACCCTGGTTCGTCGTCTAACCAGTGTTGTAGGATCTGATGTTCGCTACGTCGTCACTGCTCTATCTTCTGCGGTTGGTGATGTTACTAGAAACGGCAACCTTGTTGCTCAAGTCCCGCAGCGCGACCAGTTCGAAGAAGGCACTGGTCTTGGTTCTATCGCTGGTGGTAATGTTGGTTGGGGTCTCGAAGGCAACGCCGACATCCCCGAGATCGACATCAAGGTTGACTCTATTGCTGTCACAGCGCAGACCAAGAAGCTCAAGGCTAAGTGGACCCCCGAACTCGGTCAGGACCTCAACGCCTACCACAACCTCGACGCCGAGGTTGAGCTTACCAGTCTTCTCTCTGAGCAGATTGCTCTTGAGATCGACCGTGAGATCCTCGCTGACCTCGTAAACGGTGCCACCGCTGGCACTCGCTACTGGTCACGCGCTCCGGGTCTCTTCGTTGACTCTAACGGTAACGAAATCGGTGCTTCTACTAAGGCTCCCGACTTCACCGGCACCGTCAGCGAGTGGTACGAGACTCTCGTCGAGACAGTAAACGACGTGTCTGCTCAGATCCATCGCAAGACTCTCCGTGGTGGTGCTAACTTCGTGGTCTGCGGACCCGAGGTTGCCAACATCCTTGAGTTCACCGCTGGCTTCCGTGCCTCTGTAACTCACGACGATGAGAAGGGCTCTATCGGCGCTCTCAAGGTCGGTTCACTAAGCAAGAAGTTTGATGTCATCGTTGACCCCTACTTCCTCCGCAACGTGATTCTAATCGGTCGCCGTGGTTCTAGCTTCCTAGAGTCTGGTTATGTCTACGCACCTTACGTGCCGCTACAGACCACTCCCACCATCTTTGGACCGGAAGACTTCGTTCCGCGTAAGGGTGTTATGACCCGCTACGCGAAGCAGATGGTCCGTCCAGATATGTACGGTCTAGTTGTCGTCCGTGGTCTCCTAGGTGAGTCTGGCGCTTGATAGCAGCTTGACCTAAAACCTAAACCCCCTGCTTCGGCAGGGGGTTTTTGTTTATGCCCTCACTATTTACTACGAACAGGAGGCTCTATGAATGCCTACAAACTTACAACCCATCTCACAAACAAGCGCTATCATTCTCTCACAGACCGGAACAGCCGGTGATGTAGCAGCCGCCGTCCCTTTTGGAGTCTACAATAGTTCAGATTACTTCTTAAGCGGCGCAGCAAAACAAGTAGACTTTGTTTACAAAAGATTAGGTGGCGATGTTGTAGACATTGAACTAACAGACTCAAACGTCTATGCTGCCTACGAAGAAGCAGTTCTAGAGTATTCTTACATCCTCAACATGCATCAAGGCAAAAACATTCTGCCCGATGCTCTCGGCAAGACCACAGGCACATTCGATCACAAAGGTGATTCCTTGTCTGGTCCAGCCGGAACTAACCTACAGTATTCCAAAATCACTCTATCTTACGCAAACAAGATAGGAGACGCTGTAGCAACAATGGCTGGATTCGGTGGAACAACTCCAATCTATTCCGCCTCATTCACAACGGTCAAAAACCAACAAGATTACGATCTTCAATCTATCATCTCTGGCGCGTCCGCAACAGGACTAGACGATGACGGCAATGCTGTGCCTTATGCTGGAAAAGTTGGAGACTCTAGGGTCATAATTGATAAAGTTTTTTATCGCTCTCCAATCGCTATGTGGCGCTTCTATGGCTACTATGGCGGCGTTGGTGTCGCAGGCAATGCCTCCACCTACGGACAGTATGCTGACGACTCGTCTTTTGAGATTATTCCAACTTGGCAGAACAAACTACAAGCAATAATGTATGAAGATGCTCTTTACACAAGAACGTCTCATTACTCATTTGAGATTCTCGACAACAAACTTAGACTCTACCCAACGCCGCGCGGACACGATAACTTTGCTGGCTATCTCAACCGCATCTGGGTCCGCTTCCGCGTAGCCGATAACTCTTGGGGCGAGACTGGTGATGTAAACACTGGCGTCGAAGGCGTTAACAACATCAACACATTACCATTCGACAACATCCCCTACGAGAACATCAACTCTATGGGCAAACAATGGATTCGCAACTATGCTCTCGCTCTCTGTAAGGAGATGCTAGGACAGATTCGTGGTAAGTTCCAGACAGTTCCAATTCCAGGCGAGTCCGTCACCCTAAACTACTCTGCGCTTCTATCCGAGGCTCAAAAAGAAAAAGACGATCTCCGACAGAAGCTGACTGATATGTTGAAAGAGATCGAATACACAGAACTCTCTAAGAAAGAGCAAGAGAAGGTCACGGCAGCAGAAGAAACTCTTCGTCGCTCTCCGCTACCCATCTTTGTAGGATAATTAAATGTCAGATAACGAATGGTCCAGACCAGCATCACCTCCTCCTCCACTCTTTCTTGGTAAGAAGGAACGAGATCTTGTAAAGCAAGTTAATGATGAACTGGTAGAGAAAGTTATTGGACAACAGATCCTTTACTATCCTATCGATCTTGAAGCAACAAACTTTCACGAACTTTATGGTGAGGCAGTAGAGAAAACCTATTTACCACCTGTAAGGGTTTATGCCCTAGTTAAGTTTGACGAAGACAACACTTCTTATCTAGATTCAGTAGGAGTGGATAATGTCTCAAAGATCACCGTCCACTTCCACAAGCGCAGACTTACAGAAGACCAAAATCTATTTGTCCGCGAGGGAGACTTTGTTCTCTATGGAGATCTCTACTATGAGATTATGGGCTTATCTTCTGCAAGAAGATTGTTCGGTCAAGTAAACCAAACATTTGAAATCTCTGCTACATGCAAGAGAGCACGCAAGGGACTATTCGATGCTACCTGATAACTTTGATTTTGCACAACTACCAGAAGACAAGAAAGACTTCACTCTACAAGAGATAGGAATGCTAGGTTCTCGCATAGAGGACATAGACTATGCGATGATGTCTTGGATTAAAGAAGATCTGGATCTCTCCACAACAACAAATGAAGGCTACAAGCGTGTGCCTGTTTTGTGGCAGACCCCCGAGCGAGCATTTCAAATCAAGAAGAACAGAGATCTTAGAGAGCCCGACGATCATAGCTCTGGTGCTATCACTCTTCCCGTGGTTACAGTCGAGAGAACAGCAATAACAAAAGATCCTTCAAGAAAGGGGGGCTATCAGGCACAGATTTTCTCTAACAAAAGAAATGGCAGAACAGGTCGAATGACTATTGCCAAGAGAATCAAACAAGATAAGACTCGCAACTTCGCTGTAGTAAGTAACACGCGCACAAACACATCAGGGGATAGACAGAAATACTTCCCGAGAGTAAACAAAAAGGTTGTTATTGAGACTTTGTCTATCCCTATTCCCATCTACGTCAATCTTGATTACAAGATAATAGTCAAGACCGAATACCAACAACAAATGAATGATCTAACCCAACCTTTTATGACGAGAACAGGTCAAATAAACTCTTTCATAATGCGTAGAAATGGTCATCTTTACGAGGCTTTCATCGACCAAGGGTTTAGCCAAAGTAACAACGTA